GGTTCGGGGGCCAAAGCCCCCTGCCTTATTTGGTGAGTGAGTAGATGATGAAGAGTATCACACCGGCAAGTGAGGATATCTTCCAAGCGAGCTTGATAAGCTGGTCAAACAGTTTATTAAGTTCCTTGGCTACTCCAGTCATCTCTCTGATTATGTCCCTCAAGGGTATCACCTCCTTACAAGTATATATTACCACGTATTTACGTGGTAATCAACGGGATTTTTACATTTTTTTCGTTTTCCGGAAAATATTTTCCTAAAATGCTTCCCCTAAAAAGTTCCGGGGAACCGTCATAAAATAAGCATGTAGAGTTTACATGCTTATTTTTTTTGCAGCATTTGCCCGGAAGGAGGAATTTTTTATGGCAGAGATTTTGACACAGGCAGGAATTGGTAACATGACAAAAGCACTTGGCATTTTTATGTTTTTTATCGGGGTATGCGCTTTTTTGACTTCCCTTGTCACGGAAGGGTTAAAAAGCATTAAGAGAATTGACCGCATCCCTACGAAGTTGGTGTGCTATATCGTGGCCCTTGTCCTTACGCCGCTGATATTTTGCGCAATGATGGCTTACTTAAACCAAAAGATTGAATGGTTTATGGTATTTGCGTCATTTTTGGCAGCATTCGTGGCTGCCAAAGTCAGCATGAATGGTTGGGAAGATGTGACAGAGCTGGCCCAGAAGCTGATTTTTAAGTAAGGGGTGGTTCCATGGATTATGTCATCACTTTTTCAGATGTCATGGCCGGGGTGATAACCTTTGGCATCGGCATCATGGGTTTTTTTATCAAACAGTGGTTTGAGGGAATGGAAAAACGGAATAAAGAAACACAGCAGAAAATTGAAGAGGGCAATACGGCAATCCAGGAGAGGATTGAGAAAAATGATGCAAAAGTAAATGAGCGGATTGACAGGCTGGAAGAAAAAACGGAAAAAGACATCCAGCATATCAAACAGGAAATCAATGACATCAAAGGGGATTTTGCAACAACCTTTGTGCTCCGGGAGGATTTCTTTCGGTCAATGAACGGGGTGGAGGATAAAATCAAGGGCATAGATGCAAAGATTGACAGGCTGCTTCTGATGGGCAAGGAAAACAAGTGAGGTGAAAGACAGTGACAGACATGGAACAGGCAGAGGTGAATCAGAATAAGGCAATCAGGGGGTATATTATACGCTGCCTGGTTAAGGGATTCAATAATACGGCGCTTACAAGGCAGATATCTAATTCCATGATGGCATCCGGGCTTATCATATCCCCGGACATCAGCAAATATCTCAATTATCTTCAGGGAGCGGGATACATTGAGTTCACAAACGGGAAAGTCACGGCCTACACAGCTTATGCAAAAGATGCGGTGGTCAGGCTGACAAAATTAGGGGTTGACCTTGCGGAAGGAACCATTGACGACCCGGGAGTGGATATTTAGTGGCAAAGCAGCGAACCCGGAAGAGGATTTCTTCCAAGATTGATGAGCTCCCTGAAGAATTGAGGTTAAAAGTGGATGTGATGCTTGCAGACACTTCCAATACATATGCCTATATCAGTGAATTCCTGGGCAGTGAAGGCTATAAGGTGTCCAAGTCAAGCGTCGGGCGGTACGCCACCAGGACGAATACTGCAACACAGCGGCTGCTTGAGGCACAGGCCCAGACGGAGAAGCTGATCCAGGTGGTGAAGGACAACCCGGAGGCTGATTATACGGAAGCGGCCATTATCATGATGATGAACGGCCTGGTGGACAAAGTTGCAATGGCGGAGGAGGAGTTTAGCGAAATGCCTTTGGATAAGGCAGGGAGGCTGATTGCATCCTTATCCCGGACAAAAGTGTATAAAGACAGGGTAAGGCAGGACATGAAAAAGAAAGCCGACCTTGCATTTAAGCAGATGGAAGATGAGATAATGGCGGTTATCAAAAATGACCGGGAATCGGCGGAGCAGCTTAAGGCAATCCTGGCCAGGGCGAAAGAGAGGATGATGGAGGATGCTTGAAATTGATGCGTGGCTCCGGGAGCTTTCTGAGGAGCCTGACCAGGAGGCTGTCAGCCATGAAGCTTACCAGAAACAGTTGTTTTGTGAGTATGTATTAAGGAATACGGACAACTGGGAAAAAAGGATGGAACTTAAGGAACGCTTTGAGGCCGGGGAGCCGCTGGGAGGGGAAAAGGGGATCAGGAAAGAACTGGCAGCCTTTGACCTTGGATATTTTGGGAGGGCGTACCTTTCCCATTATTTCCGGAGGAAATCCCCCAAATTCCATGAGGAGCTGGACGGCATATGGTCAAAAGGGGTTCTAAAGTCCAAAAACCCGGCAAAGGCGGCGAAGGAAATTTCAAGACTGAAAGGCTCCAGGCAGGTGATTGCCGCCCCAAGGGGGCATGCCAAGAGCACCAATTTTACCTTCAAAGACACACTCCATGCCGTTTTGTATACATATAAACATTACTGCATCCTGATTTCCGATTCTTCTGAGCAGGCGGAAGGCTTTCTTGAGGATATCAAGACAGAGCTGGAGGAAAACGGGGACATCATAGAGGACTTTGGTTTTTTAAAAGGGGATAAGGCCTGGAGGTCAGGCGTTATTCTCACCAAAACTGACATAAAAGTGGAAGCCATTGGCTCAGGGAAAAAAATCAGGGGAAGGAAGCACCGCAACTGGAGGCCGGACTTAATTGTCCTTGACGACATTGAGAACGATGAGAATGTAAATACGCCGGAGCAGAGGAGAAAACTTAAGTCGTGGTTTGAAAAGGCTGTATCAAAGGCAGGGGATACCTATACGGATATTATGTATATTGGGACGGTGCTCCACTATGATTCCCTTTTAAACAATGTGCTCTTAAATCCCAGGTACCATGCCAGGAAGTACCGGGCAGTTATCTCCTGGGCGGTAAACCAGGAATTATGGGACACATGGGAAGGGATTTATGTCAACCTTTTTAATGAAAACCATGAGGAGGATGCCAGGGCATTTTATGAAGCCAACCGGGAAGCCATGCTTGAGGGCGTGGAAGTTTTGTGGGAGGACAAGCTTTCCTATTATGACTTGATTGAAATCAAGGTGACAGAGGGCGAGGCATCCTTTAACTCTGAATTACAGAATGACCCGATAGACCCGGATAATGCAACTTTCAATCCGGAATGGTTTGACTATTACGAAGAAGAGCTGATGGATTTAAAAGCCCGGAGTATGTGTTTATCGGTTCTAACGACCCGTCCCTTGGGAAAAATAAGAAGTCAGACACCAGTTCCATCATCAACCTGGCACTTTCCACAAAGACCGGGTATATGTATGTGGTGGATGCGTCAGTGGAAAAAAGGAAGCCGGATGTGATTATTGAAGATGTCTTTGAAATGTCCAGGCGGCTTAAAAGGGATTTTGGGAAAGGGTTTTATAAGTTTGGAGTGGAAACGGTGCAGTTCCAATATTATTTTAAGGAAGTGATGGCCCAGAAATCGGCCGAGGAGGGGGAATATATCCCCATCGAAGAGATTACAAGCACTGTCAATAAGATTCTCCGCATTGAGTCCCTGCAGCCAGTGGTAAAGAACAAATACCTGAAATTTAACCGGAAACATAAAACACTTTTAAAACAGATGGAAGAGTTCCCCATGGGGAAGAATGACGATGCCCCGGACGGCCTGCAGATGGCAGTGCAGCTTGCCCAGACGGTGAAAGGTATTGTCAGCAGCACAAATTATATGAGCGTCATAAAACGCAGGTTCCGCATGGGAAAAGGAGCGTACTAGGAGGGATACAGTTGGCCAAGAAAAAGAAACAGAAGGGTAAACCATTCAACCCTGAGACAGACACCGGGATTTTAAAACCTGTCAGGGCCAGGATTGCGGCAGGGGATGTCAATGACAAGTATTCCACCTACCCGTCAAAAGGGCTGACACCGGAAAGGCTTGCACGGATATTCCGGGCGGCGGATGACGGGGACGTGCTGGAACAGATGGAGCTGTTTGAAGACATGGAGGAAAAAGACACGCATTTATTTTCACAGCTTCAGACCAGAAAGCTGGCGGTGACAGGGCTTGACTGGGAGGTTCAGCCCTTCAGCGTAAGCGAACGGGATAAACAGGTGGCTGATTTTGTGGACAGCCAGTTGAAGAGCCTGGAGAACCTTGACAGCATCCTCATTGACATGCTGGATGCCATCGGAAAAGGCGTGAGCGTCATGGAAATTGACTGGGGGGTTGACCCGGCTGGGGCAAATGTGATTGAAGACATTGAATATGTGCATCCGAAAAAGCTGGTATGGAACTGCCGGACAGATGAAATGGAGATATGCACAAGGGAGTTCCCTTCCGGGGTGGCCCTGCCGGAAAATAAATTTGTGGTGCATAAGTACAAAGCGAAATCAGGGCATACAAGCCGCAGCGGGGTGCTGCGGGTAGTTTCCTGGATGTACCTGTTTAAAAACTATGACGTCAAGGACTGGGTTGCTTTCTGTGAAGTGTTCGGGATGCCGCTTCGGCTGGGAAAATACAGTGCGGCGGCATCGGAAGAGGACAAGAAGGCCCTCATGGAAGCAATTTACCGTCTTGGAAGCGACGCTGCAGGAATCGTGCCGGATTCCACGGTAATAGAATTTATTGAAAGCCAGAAGACAACGAGCGTTGAAATATATGAGAAGCTGGCAAGGTACTGTGATGAACAGATCAGCAAGGCTGTACTTGGGCAGACGCTTTCTTCCGACTCCGGAGGCGGCTCCTATGCCCAGGGGAAAGTCCATAACGAGGTCAGGCATGACCTGACGGCGGCGGATGCAAAGGCCCTGGCAGTCACGATCCGCAGGGACATCATAAAACCGCTGGTGGAATATAATTTCGGTTGCAATGTGGAAATACCTTTTTTTACCTTTGATTACCAGGAAGCGGAAGACCAGAAGGAAACGGTTGAAATATACCGAACGCTTGTGTGCGACATGGGATTGAAGATTCCGGAGAGCCATATTTATAAGAAGTTTAACATACCAAAGCCGGAAGACGGAGAGGAAGTCCTAAAACCAGGCACACCAGCAGATACCGAGCAGCCCCCTGCAGGGGAAGGGCTTTTAACCCACAGCCTGAAAGAGGATGGGCCGGATGCAGGATTTATGCAGCCGGAACAGGAGCAGGTGGACAGAATGGCTTTAGAGGCGGCGAAACATACGGAAAGCATTTTCCAGGAGATGATGAAGCCGATTCTTAATATTCTTGACAAAACGGAGGATCTGGAAACGCTCCGAAAGGTTTTGAAAGATGATGCAGCCGTCCAAAAACTTTATGAAGAGATGGATTCCCCGGAACTGGAAGATGTCCTGCGCCAGGCAATTTATTTATCGGAGCTGATTGGAAGGAGCGTGGAATGAAAGATGCGGTCTATGGCCTTACAGGGGACTTTATTTTTAAAGAGGCAGTTAATTTCCTGAAAAAGAAAAAAACCGAATACAAAAAGCTGTCAGAGGAATGCAGGGCAAAAGCGTTTACGGTATCCGGATATACAAGCCTTGAGGTTCTGCAGAAGTTTTTGGATGAGCTGGAACAAGCCTGTGAGGAAGGGAAAACCAAGAAAGATTTTATGGATTCCATGAATGATTTTTTAAAAAGAAATGGGTATGCAGGGTTGAACCCTTTCCATGCAGACGTGGTTTTCCGCACTAATATGCAGACGGCATTTCATGCAGGGCACTATCAAAGCATGGCAAGCCCGGGGGCAAAAAAGCTGCGCCCGTTTTGGAAATATGTGACAGCAGGGGACGGGGAGGTAAGGAAAGCCCATGCACAGATGGAAGGGCGCATTTATGCAGCGGACGACCCTATTTGGAATATCTGGTATCCGCCCAACGGTTTTAGGTGCAGGTGCTCTGTTGTCAGCCTGACTAAAAGCCAGGCGGAGCGTTCCGGCGTCGCTGTGAGCAGGGGGCTTCCCTATGAAGTGGATTATTCTTCCGGGGAGATCCTTTACCAGTATCCGGATAAGGGATTTTCCAACAATCCGGCAAAGGATATGTGGAAACCTGATCTCACAGGCATTGACCCAAACCTGAAGAAGGCATTTAAGGGGAGAAAAAGGGGGACATAGGCATATGCGCCACAAAGGCGCATGTGGGCAGATTTTAAATTTTATGGTAATTTCTCCGCAGACAGGATTTTGACGGCGTAATAACGCGTAATAACGCAGTTTAAAAGGCAATTAGGAAAGAAGGTGGCACATTGGATGGAATGGTGATATGTTCCGGCGGCATGGTGGATGTGGGGACGGTGCCGGAGGAAATAAAAATCCTCCCCCTTGGGCATGTACATTCCCAAAAAGGGGAGTTTGACGTAGATGATGAGAGCGTTGCGTTAATACAAAAAAGATTTAAGGATCGCAAAGTTGACCTTGTGATTGATTATGAACACCAGACATTGAAAGATGTCCAGGCCCCGGCTGGGGGATGGATTGAAGACATCTATAAGGGGGAAGATGCGGTTATCGCAAAAGTGCGCTGGACAGACAGGGCGAAAGAATACATAAAAAACAGGGAGTACAGATACCTCTCCCCCGTAGTCATGGTCAGGGAGGCAGACAAAAAGGCAGTTTCCCTGCATTCAGCGGCTTTGACTAATACACCTGCCATTGATGGGATGTTTGCACTTGCAAATTCCATTGATATAGAAAATTTAAATGATGTTAAGGAGGATACACAGATGGACTTAAAGAAATTGGCAGCACTCTTGGGGCTTCCTGAGACTGCTACGGAAGAAGACATTGAAAAAGCAATCAAAGCGGCAAAGGCTCCGGACAAGGACGGAGGAGAGGGGGAAAGGAAGGAAGACGGGGATGCCAAAGGGGCGGTTCCTGTTGCTAATTCTGTTGTATTATCCCTTCTGGGATTAAAAGATGATGCGAAAACGGAAGATGTGGCAACGGCCATTATGGAACTGAAAGCAGGGAGTGGGAACAATGAAATCCTTGCCTTAAAGGAGGAACTGGAAAAACGGGCTGCAGATGACCTGGTGCAGTCGGCCCTGAAAGAAGGGAAAATTACTGCAGCACAGAAGGAATGGGCAAAAGCCTATGCTTTAAGCGACAAAGAAGGGTTTAAATCTTTCATGGAAAAAGCCCCTGCGGTTGTCCCGATGAAAAAAACAGATTTAAAAGATGCCCCAGGGGGCAGTAAGGAAGAGTATGACACTATGATTTTAAAAAACTGCGGGATATCACAGGAGGATGCCCGGAAATATTTTAAGGAGGAGATCGATGGATAGGACAGGAAACCAGAAGCTTTCTAATTTAGACATTCTTATTCCAGCAGCGGAGGGCGTTGTGATTACAGAGGCTGCCATGGTGGCGGTGGATGAAAACGGCTATGCAGTTTTGGCATCAAAGAAGGAAGGGCTTACCGTTGCAGGCTGCGCAATGCGTTTTACGGATAATGCCCTGGGCAAGGCGGGGGATGAAAAAGTGTCTGTCAGAAGAGGGGCGTTTGTATGGAATAACGATGGAAGCATAGAAGAAACGGATATTTTAAAAGATGCATATGTCCATGACGAAAGAACCGTTACCCTTACGGCAGAGGGGTCAAGCAGGGCAGGGAAGATACTGGCTGCTGACGGCGTGACAATAGAGATGTTATAACAGGAGGAAATATACAATGATTGTAAACCAGGCAAATTTAAGGGGGCTTAATGTAAGCTATTCCACGGCTTATAATAAGGCTTTTGAGGGCGTTGATAAAACTTATGAGAAGATTGCAACAACGGTGCCGAGTGCCACTGCGGAAACCAATTATACATGGCTTGGGCAGTTTCCACAGATGCGTGAATGGATTGGGGAAAGGGAAATACAGAATATTGCTGCATATGAATATACCATCAAAAACAAAAAATTTGAGATGAGTGTAGCAGTACCAAGGGATGCCATTGAAGATGACCAGTACGGGGTATATACATCCTTTTTCTCCAATATGGGAGAAGCGGCAGCACAGCATCCCAATACACTTTGCTTTGGTGCGCTGAAAGCAGGGTTCAAAAACAAATGCTATGACGGAAAGACCTTTTTTGCGGAAGATCATCCGTCAGGTGAAGGCGGGAAAAATGCAGTAAGCAATATTTCCCATGAAATTTTAGATGCAGATTCTTATGAATCGGCAAGGGCGGCAATGATGAGTATTACTGGTGATAAAGGGAAAAGCCTGAACCTGGTGCCGAACCTTCTTGTCGTGTCCCCGAAATATGAAAAGGCCGGACGGCTGATTTTAGAGGCTGACCAGATAAATGGAACAACCAATGTGTTGAAAGGGACGGCAGAGCTGCATGTGGAAACAGAGCTTGCCGACATGCCGGATGCATGGTTCCTGCTCTGCACCAGGCGTTTCCTTAAACCGATTATTTTCCAGGAAAGAAAGAAAATCAAACTGGTATCCCAGACAAAAGATGATGATTCAAATGTATTTTTGAGGGATGAATATATCTGGGGTGCAGATGGGCGTTCCAATGCCGGATATGGCTTCTGGCAGATGGCGTATGGTTCTGACGGGACAGAAGAGTCAAAAGGGTAAGAGGTGCTTGAAATGGCATATTGCACAGCGGCGGAAATCCTGGACATGCTCAAAGATGACATGATGAATGTCATTATCGGCGATGAGTATATTGAGGACAAGTCAGAAAAAATAACGGCAATAACACCCCTTGCCAAGGAGGCTATCGGCGATGCCTGCGCAGAGATTGACGGGTATCTTGCGAAACGGTACAATGTGCCGTTTCCTAAGACGCCCAAGGTTATCAATAAATTTGCAAAGGACATCGCTTTATACAACCTGGTATCAAGGAAAGGGGTGGATGAGAATGACCGTGAGAAAACGTATCTTACAAGATACAATGCGGCAGTCGCATTCCTGACCAAAGTGGCAGAGGGGAAGATAGACATAGGGGTTCCGGAAGGATATTCCACGGAAGATGCCGCAAGAAACGGATTTTCTATGAAAAGTTCCAGGCGGACGTTTTCAAGGGAGAGCATGAAAGGATGGTGACAGCATGTCTTCCGTATCTATAAGGTTAGACGGGGATACTGATGCGCTGCTTGGCAGGATGGAGCAGATTTCTGACCTGGACAAGGCAGAAATTATGAATGCGATCGCAGAGGGTCTAAGGACTTCCACGTTAGAACGGTTCCGGGCGGAGGAATCACCGGAAGGAACCAAGTGGAAGCCTTCTGTCAGGGCACAGCAGAAAGGCGGGAAAACCCTTACCGATTCGGCAGTCCTTAAAAATTCGATTAAAGCGGAAGCCGACAGCAGCGGTGCGGCAGTGGGCACCAACCTTGTCTATGCAGCAACCCACCAGTTTGGGGCAGACCGGACAATCCGGGCGAAAAACAGCAGATACCTGCGGTTTCAGATAGGGGACAGGTGGGTGAGTGTGCCCTCCGTCCGTGTCAGTATCCCGGCCAGGCCGTTTTTAGGCATCAGCAGAGAGGATGAAGAGGAGATCAAAGAAATTATTGAGGAAGCATTAAAGGAGTAGACAATGAAAAAAGAAAGGGATTTTATAATCCAGGCATTAAGAGATGCGGGGATCCGTGGAAAGATACATGAATCCATGAAAAGCTTAAAAAACTGCAATGAAGTCCATTTGGGTGCAGTCCTTAGGACAGGGGAAAGTTTCGTTCGTTCAGGCTCAAAAAAGAGATATACAGACCAACAGGGGCAGCGGAAACAGCGGAACAGACTGTTTGAAAGGAAAACAAACCTGCATGTTGTGATAGCAGACACGGACGAAACAAAAGTGGAGGGAATCCTCACTCTTTTTTTAAAAGGCATTTCCAAAGGGTTTGAGGTAGACGGAAACTGGACGGACATCGAAATCGGGGATGCAGACTGGGTGGAAAAAGACGACAGCATCTTAAAGAGCAAAATTGCAGTGGAATTTGATGTTATTTTAACAGGCGGCGTTTATACGGATACAGAAGTGATTGCCGCCGTACTTGGAAAAGTTGAAGCAGATGTGGACAGGAGGTGAGGCAATGGGAAACCATGCAGATAAAGAAGAATGTGCAGCGATTGAATTATTAAAGGCGAAATTTGGGACAAGGGATGCCGTATTTGAAGGGGCCAAAATGGCAAATGGCTGGAAGGCTGGCAGGGTAATGACTGAAAAAGACTACCAGACGGCGGTAAAAGCCTTCGAGGAAGCACCTATCGACGGGAGGGAGAAAATTGTTCAGTGAAATAAATGTAACAGTGGAAGATGGAAACCTTGGGCGTAATACTGGAACAGCAACACATGCCCAGGCTAAAATCGGGGTATCTAACGTGGAAAGTGCCACTCCAGTTTTGATTACCAGTGCCATGAAACCGGAGGAAATCAAAAGGAAGCTTGGGAATACCCCCCTTGCAGATGCCTGCATGGATGCGGTGGAGAACGGGCTTAAAACCATATACGCTATCCCGGTGTCTGCAGATGTGCCTGGGGAGACAGGGGACATCATACATACAGGGACAGGGATGGGAACATTTGCCGTCCAGGGGGAACCTTACAATGCCTATGACATTGTAGTGAGGATTACGGAAACAGGAAATACCAATGAAGGCAGCTTTCAATATTCCATGGATGGGGGGAACAGCTTTTCGGAAGAATATACCATTCCCCTGGATGGGACATATGAAGTGCCTGGCACAGGTCTGGCATTAAAATTTACGGATGCTGCCGGGGATGGGAAGAGCTTCATGGAAGGGGATGCATATGCGTTCCATTCAACAGCCCCTACGATGAACAATGCAGGCGTCTTAAAAGCGGTGGAGAAATTAAAAGGCTTTGGCAAAACGGTTGAAGTATGCCATATCGTGGGGATTTCAGCAAAATCTCTGTGGGCGGCCCTTCAGAGCGAAGCAGAAGAATTTTTGGAAGTTTACAAAAAACCGCTTATCTTCCTCTGTGAGGCAAGGCCCTGTGCCGATGGAGAGACGCTGGAGGAATACAAGGAGGCAATGGAAAAGGAGCGGAAGGGAATTAACAGTTATTTTATCAGCGTAGCCCTTTCCTATGCAGCCTATTTCCGCAGAGACCAGCGCACACAGAATATCAATCTTGCCGGGGTTATTTCCGGGTTGATCGGCAGGGCAAAAGAAAGCCTTTCCATCGGATGTGTGGAGGAATTCCCAGTCAGCCCCGCAAAGATTATCAAATTGCTCCCGGAGGGCATCGAGGATTACAGCAGAGAATTTGATGAGATGGGATATACCGTTTTCCGGCAGTACAACGGGAAAGAAGAATTTTTTGTATCAAACGGGAATGTTTTTGCCCCGGCGGGAAGTGATTTTAAATATGTGGAAAGTGTCAGGGTTTTAAACAGGATTATCCGGGAAATAGGCATGAAAGCAACGGATAAAATCCAGGCAGAAATCGACCCGGAAAACCTGGAGGGAAGCATAAAGGCCATGGAAGCGCACCTCAGCATAGCAGTGGAAGACTGCGAAAGGGATAAGGTTATCAGTTCCGGCAGCGTGGCGGTTGATATGGAGAATCTGGATATCCTTGCAGACGAAACCATAAACCTGGAAGTGTCATGGGTTCCCATGGGCACGGCAAGGAGGTTCAATATAAAATTTGCGGTAAACAATCCGGTATCATCCGGCAGCACGGCATAAAGGAGGAGGAGACATGACCCAGCTAATCAATGGCAAGTGCTATGACTGGTCAAGCGTGACCATAAATGTGTCAGGCATGGACAGCATAGAGCTTCAGGAAATTTCCTATGACGATGAGCAGGAACTGGATCCCATTTATGGGAAAGGCGGGGAAATCAGGGGATACGGCACTGGCAACAAGAAAAATTCCGTTAAACTTTCCATGCTTCGGGAAGATTTTAACGAAATGTGCCGTGTAATAGCCAGCCAGGGATATAGAAACTTTTATAAATATACAATCCCTAAAATAACGGTAAGCTATGCAGACGATGGAGCCGCAACAACTACTGATACCCTCACGAATGTGAAATTTTCAAAGCGTTCACTGAAGGCGGCACAGGGGGATAAGAGCATGAAAGTTGACCTAGACGGAATGGCAATGGGGGGAATTAAACTCAACGGCCTCAGTGCATAGGAATCAAAATTTTTGACAAAAATGGAGGAATTTATTATGGAATCAACGGAAAAGAATGTTATCCAAGAAGCAGTCCAGGAGGAGGCAGAGGGAAAAATCTGGCTGCCCCAGGGGAAGGAAGTTAAAATGCAAGAACTTAGAAAGAGGTACAAAGAGATTGACGGCAAGATTTATGAGGTTGCCACATCCATCCAGGAGGACGACGAGACAGAAAAAGAGTTTGATTTTATCTTCCGCAAACCCGCTACAGCTTCCTACGACAGGTATGTTAAGACATCCGGCACTTCAGGGACAAAGGCGTTAAAGACCTTTGTGCTGGACAATATCTGCGATGAGCAGCGTGAGGAACTGAAAAGCGCCCTGGAGGAGTATCCGGCCATGGCTATCAGTTTGGGAGAAAAACTTTTGAATATGCTGGGGCTGTCAAAAGACACCACGGTAAAAAAGTTATAGAGGAACATGCGGAAAATATAAAGAACAATATTGTGGATTACGGGAGGCTTTTGATCTACCAGTACCTCCCAAGGGAAATGATTCCCTGTGACTTTGAAAACGTGGACTTTGATGAGTTTTTCCGGCTTATGGGCATGGCCCAGGCGGCAAGGGAAATGAGGATAGAAGATGTTGAAGTCGGCGTAAATAAAGGTTATGTGGAGGCTCATCCAGATACGAACTAAAACCATGCATCCACAGGTGCGTGGTTTTGCCATTCATAAGGAGGTGGGGCATATGGGCATGGAGTCTGTTTTCCGTCTTTCGGTAGTTATGGGAATGCAGGATAACCTGACTGCCCCGCTTTCTGGTGCGGCTGCCCAGGTTACGGATACCACGAAAAAATTGAATGACGCCTTTGGGACAGTCCAAAAGGCAGGTGCTGCCCTTACTGGGGTGGGGGCAGGGATTACCACGGCGTGTCTGGCAACCGTGACATCAACTTTTGACACCCAGGATGCCTTAGGGGAACTTTCTTCTCTGGGTGTGACTGATTTAAAGGCAGTGGAAAACGCAGCCAAAAGTTTTTCTGATACATGGGCAGGAACTACGAAAAGTGATTTTATCACAGCCGCTTACGACATTAAGTCGGGTATTGCCTCCCTGTCAGATGAGGGCGTGGCCCAGTTTACGGAACTTGCGGCACTTACCGGAAAGGCAACAAAGTCCACAACGGAAGAAATGGGTTCTTTGTTTGCCACCGGGTACGGCATCTATAAAGGCGCATATGAGGATATGTCAGACCTGGAGTTCGGGGAAATGTTTTCCGCAGGCATATCTACGGCGGTTAAAAACTATAAAACCGCAGGATCTGAGATGGCAAGCTCCATATCTGCATTAGGGGCCACTGCCACAAATAACAAAGTTCCGCTTGAGGAGCAGCTTGCCATTTTGGGACAGCTTCAGACAACTATGAGCGGTTCGGAAGCTGCCACGAAATACAAGTCATTCTTGAACCAGGCGGCATCTGCAGGAAAAAAGCTGGGGTTATCTTTTGTGGATGCAAATAACCAGCTGCTTTCAACGCCGGAGATACTTACTGAGTTACAGGGAAAATACGGGGACACGATTGATGCGGTCGAAAAGCAGCAGTTAAAAGAAGCCTTTGGCACAGATGAGGCCGTGGCCATGATAGACCTTTTATATAACGATATTGAAGGTTTGTCAGGCGGCATTGACTCCATGGCGGAGAGCATGAAGCAGGGCACTGCCGTCACAACAGAGATGGCCCAGGCAATCAATAATACCCCGGCACAGAAATTCCAGGTGTTAAAGCAGCAGATCCATAACAATGTGGAGGAACTTGGAAACGGGCTTCTCCCTGCTGTAAATGAAACCATGGACAAGGTAAGCGGCGTTATCCAAAAAGGATCTGAATGGATCAGCACGAACCAGGAAACTGTACAGAGCATTATGAATATAGTTTTGCGGTTAGGGATTATATTAACTGTGCTGGGGACAGTGATAGGCACTATCGGGACTGCGGGAAAGGCAATCCATACTGTTAAGACAGCCATACATGCCGCCAAAGCCGCCTGGGCTGTGTTAAGCAGCAGTTTTCTGGCATCACCTGTCGGATGGGTCATTCTGGGGATAGTTGCCCTGGTGGCCTCGCTTGTGCTTCTATGGAACAAGTCAGAGGCATTTAGAAATTTCATGACAGGGCTTTTTGGCAATGTCAAAACCGCTGTGATGGATACCTGGAGCACACTGCAGCCAGCTCTGCAGAACCTGGGGCAGAAGTTCATGGAACTTTATGTGGCAGCCCAGCCTATCTTAAATGTGATACGAAAGATTGCTGAAGTGATAGCCACTGTATTTTTGGCAGAGTGCGTGGGGGCTTTCCAGGGAGTGCTTGCCGCATTGACGCCATTAACCAATGCATTTTCCAGTTTCGTGTCTTTTGTGACCAATGTAGTCAATGCCATCGTGGCATTGTTTAAAGGCGATTTTGCCGGGGCCTGTGATTTTTTAACTGCGGCAGTGGATGATGTAAAGAATTTTTTCATCAATGGATTCAATGCCATTCTCTCTTTCCTCGGCGGGTTCGCAGACGGATTTTTAAACGTAGTGGGCGGTGCGCTGGATGCAGTGGGAATAGATGCATCAGGTGCGATCTCGAACATTAAAGATACTGTGCATTCAGGCTTGGATGCCGTAAAGGGATTTTTCTCTACTACGCTGGGTGCAGCAGCAGAGACGGCAAAAACCAACCTGAATAATATCAAGAATGCATTCCAGCAGAACGGAGGAGGGATCAAAGGAATTACAGCTGCAGCGTTGGAAGGGGTAAGAGGATTTTTTACTTCAAAACTTACCTTTATTGATAACCTGACAAACGGGAAATTAAGCAGCATCAAGAATAAATTCGTCAATGGGCTTGAGGGGGCTCTTGGCACTGTCAATTCAAAAATGGAGAGCATTAAGAACAAATTTAATGAAAAAATGACTGCCGCCGGGAACCTGGTCAATGCGGGCATCCAGGCAATGAAAAATTTGTTTAATATAGATTTCCCAATACCAAGGATTAAACTGCCCCACCTAAGTGTATCCGGAAGTTTCAGCCTAAAGCCCCCAAGCGTACCCTCATTTTCCATTAACTGGTATGCAGACGGCGGAATCATGACGGCCCCGACTATTTTTGGAGCAGCCGGGGGCAGCCTGTTAGGCGGAGGTGAGGCAGGCGATGAAGCAATCCTTCCCTTGTCCGTTCTGTGGGAAAAGATGGGGAAATTTATCCAGAACGCCTTGAAAGGGGATGGGGAAAAGAACCGTCCCAATATCCAGGGGGTGTTCAGGGAGCTTGTAAAAAAAGAAACCCGGACGATCGAGAAAAGAGAAAAAAATTCTTCAGAAACCAGCACACATTTTGAGCATGGGAAGGATAAAAAAACAATTATCCAGAAGC